AGACCCGTCGAGAGTTGCCGTAGCGACATGGAAGTTCCAGTCGCGGGCATTCATGACGTCGCGATAGGCGTGATGCACTGCCGCCCGCAAGAGGCGGTGCTCGCCATCCTGCGCTCCGCCGCCGACGGAGTTCATCAGATACTCGAGGATGTCTTGGGCTGCGTAGTACATGGATCACGCTGCTGTGGTGAATTGAATGGTCGCCCATGGGCCTCTCGCTGCCCCGATGAGTTGAGCGACCCGGAACTCGTAGGATGTGTTCGGCAGCAGACCGGAGACAAACCATCCGGCCCGGTCCATCGAAGCGGCCCCAGTAGGCCCACTCCAGCCAACTGCCTGCGTCGGCATGGAGGTGCGTGCCCCAAGCCCCCACGCTGCCGCCCAGTGAGGGGCAAAGACGGACTCTGGGGTGGTGCCTGCTCTGCGGTAATGGACAAAGAACCCGTCGGCGGTCGCGGCTGAGTTCCACGCCAACTTGACGGCGCGATAACTCCCTGACGTCAACGTAGATCCGATGGAGAACGACGTTGCGGAGCCATTGAGAGCAGAGCCTACATACGTGTACGTTGCCGATGACTGGTTGCTGGCGGCGAGCCCCGTGAGTTGCGCAGGGAAGGCTGTGGTGACGCGAGCCGGAATAGGGCCGGTCGTTTCCCCGAGATCGGTTTCGATACCCCACAGCGTATGCGTTGACACGGGGAACTCAGCGTAAAACTGAGCGTTCGGATTGTGTACGGTAGAGATGCCCGCCACGCCAGAGCCAACGACGTACGCGCCTGTGTTTGTGGGCAGCGTCGCGCCATCCACGAACGGGAAGTATTCGGCAGGAAGCCACTCCACCGAAATCCACTGCGGCGACCCGGAGGTGTTGTCGCCCGCCCGCACGACACGCACGTAGCGGACACCAGCAGGCCGAGCGGCTGCTCCGCCAGAGGCCGACCATACCTGCGTGCTGCCTAAGTATGCCGCCGTCGCGGACGTAGAGCCCACGCGCAGCCCACTGATCGCAGTTGTGCCGAGCGAGATGGGCATTACGTGATGATGTAGAGGGTAGTGCTGTCCTTCGCAGAGAGCGCCGTATACGCTGCCTGCGAGATGGCAACGATGTTGGTGATGGCTGTGGCCCCAGCGGTGGTGGATACATTGCTCGTCGGCCGACCGGACAGGGCGGCGTCGAGGCCAGTAACGTCTGCGACTGCGTGGGTGTGCGCTGACGACGCCTTGCCGTCGAGCGCAGCCTGGAGCCCCGTGACTGTGCTGATGGCCTGCGTGTGCGAGCCAACTGCCAGCGTCAAGGTGTTGGCTGCGTCGTCGTAAGTCTTGCTGATGCCGGTGCCAGCCACGAGCAGTGCGTTCACGCGGTCGTCAATCGCCTCGCTCAAGCCAGAAAGCGACCCGGCAGGGGCGTCGAGAGTTCCTGCGGTGAGCGTCCCAGTGACACTCAGCGTGCCGCCGATGGTGACGTTGCCAGACGCAGCGATGGCCTGAGCGTTGATTGTGGACGGCAACGGATGCGAGTGGTCGGCTCGTGCAGCCAGCACTGCTGTGCCAGCAGCGTTCGAACCGACAGCGCCGGTGTTTGCCGACGAGAGCCCGGACTCGATGCCGTACGGCAGGGCAGACCAGTTGCGAGTGCCGTCTCCGGTCTTGGTCTTGCCGGTGTCCGTCTCGATGGCAGGCTCACCAGCGGCCAGGACGGGGTTCGAAGCCGTCCAGTTGGCGGCCGTGTCTCTGCGAATCTGAATGCGAACAAGGGGCATTGATTACCCCTTCACGCAAAGGCGGAACGTGGCAGTGCCAGCGTTCGTGACGGCCACGATGAAGGGAGCGGCGAACAGGGCGTCCGGGATCGGGTATGCCTTGTTGGCGACGATAGTCGTGGAAACATCGGCCGTGCCGTCGTTCACGGGAACCGGCGTAAGTTCCGGCCCAAAGGCCACGTGCCACGCCAGAGAGGTTGCACCGCTCGCTACGGCGTCCACGACGAGGACACCGCCAGCAGCGGCACCGAACGGAATCTTCGGGCTTGTGGAAGTGGAGTTGGTGGCAACCACTGCACTCGTGACAGAACTGAGTCGCTCGATCTTGTTGGGCATTACTTCTTCTTCCTTTTCCAGTGCGGAACGATGCGGTCCTTCACCTTCTCGATGGCTTCGCCGCGAGAGAGCTTCGGGTGCTCCTTCATCTCCTTGCGGACATGCTCGTTGAGAATGCGAGGATTGATGTCGATTTCCTTTGGCGGACCCTTCTGCGGCGGCACGTAGTCCACGATCCCGTGAACTTCGAGGTCACGCTTCTTCGCCACCCGCAGGATGTCGGAGGTGCTGTCCACCCACGCTTCCGGGTCACAGTGCCCACGCTTGTCGGCAATCCCGCCCATGAAGAACTTGCCGGACGTCGTAATGCCAGCAGCCTTCGCGTCCTTCAGCATCCGGTGCGTGAGGTACTTGGGCTGGTTCTTCATCCACTCGTTGGCGTACCGGCCTTCCATGAACGCACGGTCGGTGCCACGAGTGCCGGGAGGCTGCTGGAGGGCACACATCTCGGCCCACCGCTCGCTCATCCCTTCCGCAATCATGCGGCGATAGTGCTCACGAACCTCCGCAGAGGATGCGGCGATTTCCGGCGGATAGGCGGCAGTTTTGGGCATGGAATCACCTACCTACTTCTTGTCTCACTGGGGGAGCATTTCCGGCGGAACCTGCGGCAACTCCGGGTTTAGAGCCGGTTCTGGCGGCAGTCCGGGAGGAGCCTGCTCGGGCGGCGGTGGAGGCATCCCACCCGCCCCCTCCGGGCCACTGGGAGGCGGCTGGGAGGGAGCAGCGTCCGGCGGTGGTGGAGGGGGCGGAATGAGATACGGCTTGGCGTCGATGTCCAGGCTGTCCGCCCAGTCAGAGATGAGCGAGTTCATCGGATCGACAATGCCCATCGGGATGAGCCCTTGCAGGATTGGCCCAAGCGTCTGGAGTGCCGCCTGCATCTGCTCGACCCTCGTCGCCTTGTTGGGTTTCCTCGCAGACCCGGACTCAATGCGGTACTCGAACTCACGGGCAATGGTGGACGGGTCCAGCATCTTCACGTGCTGTGCCCATGCAGCCGCACCCAGCGGACCAAGAACAGGCTCCACATCCTGAGGCTCAAGCAGCCAGCGAGACGCAAACGCTTCCCGTCGGGCAAGGAGGCTCATGGCGTCCTCGAGTCGGTTCGCCATGTCGTCCGGGCGTACCGACAGTTGCTCCGCCTTCACGCTCGCCTCTGTGGCACTGCGTATCTGGCTGGATGTCATTGCGTAGGCAAGTTCCGTGAGTCCGACGCGCTTGTCGAACATATCGGTCACGGCTTCCACAATTTTCCAGAGTTCGGGGGAAACCTCCGGCAACTGGAACACTGAAATCAGGTCATTGACCGACCGGCCTAGCGTCTCGCTGATCTCGCACACCTTGAACCCACGTTCCGACTGCGCAAGGATTTGATCCTTGATGTCTTGATCCGCAGCCTTGCTCACGCCGATGAGCGTCTCGCAGCTCGTGGCGACACGCTGGGCGATGAACGACAACGCAAAGTTGATGAACCGCAGTTCCCCAACTCCCGGCTTGATGTGACTGATGGGCCAGATGTATCCGGGCTTGCGGTGGAAATCGAGCGGGACGAACGGCCAGCCATTCGCCTCTGCCCAGAACGGAATCGGCCACTGCACCGCACGGAACAGGCTTGGCGGAATGCCGGTGTTCGGGTCTACCTCCTCCTCCAGCGAGGCAGGCGGCATGTTGAGCGGGTGCGGGATGCCCTCGCAGACGACGATGTAGCAGTTCTCTCCTACGCCATCGAACGAGCCGACGAGTTCCGACGGCATCTCCCGGAGCCGATCACCCAGCCCCGTCTTGCTGTAGATTTTCCAGTACGTGACAAGTTCGTTGCTCTTGCCGACGCGACGGCCCTTGAGGGACTGTCCATCTTCGCTGAAAATCTGGTCGCCAGCAGCGTCCTCGATGGGCTTGGCTCCTTCGAGGTGCCCCTTCAACTGCTCTCGATCCAGCCCGTACTGCCGGGCCACGACGTCAATCGGATGGACGCAGCGGCGGGCACACCACGTGATGTCTTCGATCTCGGTGGCGTCCGGGTCCATCGTGAAGTTGTCCACGCTGTCCGCAAACGAACCCACCATCCCCATGCCCGATCCGGGAAGGGTGACGAGTTCCGTCCACCACAGTCCCATGCCCTTGATAATCGCCTCGTCCACAACCCGGCGGCTGTGGGTCTTGAGGTCGAGTTCGTTGGGCGTGTAGTTCAGCAGCCGCTCCATGAGCAGCGATGCAGCCTTGCGCACTTCCGTACGCTGCACCGTCTCCTGAGCGGCCTGCTGGTAGGCCATCATGCTCTGATCGTCCATCACGCCAATCACATCCGGGCCGACGAATGGATAGCGAGAGGGCGTCACCTGACGCACCGGATTGCGGTGGTAGATGACTGAACCAAACAACTTCACGGCCTCGAAAACACGGTTGCACTGCATACGAAAGGCGGGGGGCGCAATCGTGCGGTTGTAGCCGTACTCGTGGCGGGCGTAGGTGTCCTTCCAAAACCAGTTGTGCGGGCCGTCAAAGAAGCACATGGCCTCCTTCGCGTCTTCCGTGAAGGGGCGCTTGTGCTTGAGCGACAGTTCGATCTTCTTCAACCAGCCCGACGCAATAGCGCGCAGGGCATCTTCACCGGTTCTGGTTTCCACCGCTGTGCTTCCTTGCAAGTGATGCCTGTTCCGTCAGGCTGGCAATCTGGGCCATCATCCCGTCGAGCTTCTTCAACTGAGCCGTCTGCGGGGCGTACTCCCACGCTCCCCACTGCCGCCAGTCCGAGTTCTCCTGCAAGCCGGGATCGTCCTTGTGTCGAACGGACGGCTTCTCTTGGAATCCCACGAACGGCGTGAACACGATGATGTTGACGGTGAATTTGCCGGGATGCTGAGACACCCAGCCCAGCGACGGCTCCGTGCAGGAGAGGGCGTCGTGATACCAGTAGACGGAATCCCCGATCCGGAGGGACGGAGGGCTAAAAGGTTCGGCTTCCATACTTTGCTCCTGACTGTGGGCCTAAAAAGATGAAGTCGTCGGCTTCTCCGGCGAGGCGCTTTTTGCGCTTCCGCATCCACTCGACGTACCAGGGGTCTGGACCGGCCTCCACCTTAGGCTTGTGGTATCGAGGTCGATAGGCACAGAGGTACTCAAGACACTGGCAGGCGTGGACTTCGCCCCGCGTGTTGGGCTGGTCAGTGACCACGTACGTGCCGCCCACCAACTGGGTCTTGTGCTTGTACCGCCGAAGTTCCCGCTCCAAGTCGGGGCACGCACCCTTCAAAATCCGCAGGGTAGGCGACCCCTCCGGGCGGATGTGCATGTAGTTGCGGACGGCCGACATGCGGGCCTGCACATCGTCGCAGCCCGCCAAGAACGAGTGCCCGGTCGTCTCGGAGGACACCCCCTGCTTCTTGAGTTCCTCCGTGTACAGTTCGACGGGGAGCCTGCCGGAGCCGATCTCCCGCAGCCGACCGCCGTGCATGTCGATCACGAAGGAGTAGAAGGTCTGCCCAGAACACTTCTCCTTCATCTTCTCCCCGAAGACGATGGCGTTGCAGTTGCGGATATAGAGTTGGTCGTAGATGAGCAGCATGGACTCATCCGGCGGCACGGCGGCAAACAGCACGCTCGTGACGGCATGGCCCGGATCAATCGCAGCGTACCGACACCAGTCGCTAGGGATCGTCATGTTCTCCAGACTCGCACGGTCGTACCCATGCACGTGCATTGCGAACGTGGGGTAGCAGAGGATCGAGTCGCTGATGAACTCGCCCTCGCTGCGCATCCGCAGAACGTCCTCGCCCAGAGCGGCCCACGATTCGATACGCTTCCGCTTCTCTCCGTCCGGGATATGGGGGTTATCAAGAAACCTGAGCACGAACTTCACGATGTCAGGATTCTCGACACCGGCCTCCGCCAACTTGTCAGCACGCTCGGCAAGGTTCTGGAGCGAGTCATTCCGGGAATGTGGCATGGCCGACCACGACAGCACACCGCGCAAGTCAGAGAGACGGGCCTGCATTTCGGGAACCCACGCATCGCCGTTGTTGACGTCCTCGTCAATGTGGACACGTGAGGCTTTCCAGCCCTGTGGGGGCTCGCCCTCTGACGAGAAGAAGTAGATTTGCCAGCCGTTCGTGAGTTCACACGATTGGATGTAGCGGGCACTCTTGAGCACCCACGACTTCTTCTTCACCATTCGAGGCGGAATGAGTGGAGGCGCTGGCTTCGCGTCCTTCTCCCTTGCTGAGTCGGTGGCTGGGTTGTACGCCCGCCACTCGCCACTCTGCTCGTCCCGAATGATCTTGAACGCCCCAGCCATGAACAGCATGGGGTAGACCACGAGTCCGATATGCTTCCAGTCCTTGCCCACGATGGCGAGGATGCCGTCCTTCTCGGGGTACTTCCCGAACGGGTCTTTCCCGCAGACGGCTCGGGCATCCTCAACGAACGTGCAGAGGCTCTTGCCGGAGCGGTTGCCGCCGATGACGAGGATCTCACTCGCCCTGCTCTGGTGAACCAACTCCTGCTGCGGCGTCGGCCGGTAGAGACGCAAGGCTTCGATCCGGCGGCTCGCCAACTCCGCCTGCATCTCCTTGAGTTCGTTCTTCTGGAACTCCCCCAGACGCTTGACCGAAGGCAATGGCGAAATCTGAGGGGGTTTGCGGCGGCGTGATTTGGACATCGAGGAGTCTCCCTTCGTAACTGACGGCAATCCTGCGGAGCCTCTGGTCGAGTTCGGCTTCGATCTCCTCGTCCGTCCACTGCATCAGAGGCTTCTTGGCACCGCCCAGTTCCGTGTTCTTCGTGACCAGCCTGACAATTCCTTCCAGCAACTTGGTGCGATGGGCACCGCCTGGAGGGGCGTCGAAGTATTGTTTGACCATCAAGGCAGCGAAGCCGGAACTCCCGCCGAAGTAGTCCATCAGCCGCTCCAGCAGTTCGCTGGAGTGCGGGATGTTCTCCCCGCCACGCTGTGCGGCCTTGAGGAAGGCACCCATTGCCCCCTGCTCGATGGCCTGCATGTCGCCAGCCTTCTGCTTGGTCTTCTTGCCCCTGTTCACCTTCGCCCGACAGATGACGCAGCGGCTATCCCACTGGCCGGTCTTCTTCTTCCGGAAGTGGTCGGCGTTGAGCGGGAAGGATTCGCCGCAGTCGATGCAGAGTTTCTCGCTCATGATGCCGCCGCACCTCCCCAACGAGGCTCGCAGTTACCGCAGCCGCAGCGGCCCTCCAGATACAAGGCTGCAAACCGAAGCAACTCCGGGTCGTCCCGGAAGTGACCAAGACCAAGATTGCAGCGTGTACACAAAGCACCGCGCACCTTGCCTGTCTTGTGGTCATGGTCAACGGACAACTGTATCTTCTGCGTTTCCCCGCAGATGATGCACTCTTTCAACTGCCTCGCCTCAGTGAAGGACTCTACATCCACCACGCCGGGCGGCATCCGCGTTGCCTTGCGGTAGCCGCTGCGGCATGATTTGCACCACGAGTCGAGGCCGTTCTTCTTGCGGCGATTCGCCGGGAAGAACTCTCGCGTCGCCTCTTTCTGCTCTCCGCATTTCGTGCAGGCTAGCAATCCCATGCACGCCTCGCTTTCCTCAGGCGGCTGTTGGGATCGGCTGCTGCCTCAGGCCACATCTTCATTTGCCCCGCACTGCGGGCACAGAACGAGTCCCGTCTCGAGCCGCCCTCCGGCTGCGGTGGCTTGAGATTGCCACCCGTCTCACGGTTGTAGGAGGCCCGCCCAGCGGCGTTCAGCCCGCCCTCCGGGTCTTTGCCCTCCTTGCGCGTCCAGGCCGCAGACTTGGCCTTACGCACCCTTTCGCCGTGAGAGTCCACTGACTTTCCTCCATTGCTTGGGGTCAGGGTACGAGTCGTCTCCCGGCTTGGCTGGCTTGCCGCCACGCTCACGCTTGGCGCGGATGTTGTCCCACAGGCCGCGTGCCTTGCGCACCTTGTCGCCGTGAGAGTCCATGCGTCACCTGTCCGCCTGCGGTACGGACGAAATCATGGGGGCCATGCCGGAGCGGGGGGCCGGAACCTTGCCAGCGCCAGCCTCCTGCTTTGCCCGGAACTCAGAGAGTTCCTCAATGTCGAGCAGGCCCGCCTTGTGCAACTGAGCCATGATGGACGAGCGGTCGTCCTTGAACTGCGTCATGGGCGTCGGCTGATTCGGGATCATGTCTCACTCCAACGAAAAGGCCGCAGGTAGGGCGTCCCTTCCCCACCTGCGGCCACTCGTCACGACGCTACGGACAAGGATCAGAAGCCAGCGGCCGTACGGACAAGGATGCGGCCCGAAGTCGTAGCACTCGTCGCGATGGCGTAGCCAAGCAGCGGGTTCGTGGACTGGGCAGCAGCCGAACCGGAGGTGGCCGACAGACCGTATGCAGCACCAGCCGAAACGCTGGTCGAGGTCTTCGTCACCGTCGAGGGGCCACGAACCACCAGCCAAAACACTTCACCGTCAGCCACACCGGCGCTGGGCAGGTACTCGTCCACGACGCCCATGAGGGCCGTCGAGGTCGTGGCAAGCCCGTCCACTTCGGTCAGGATGGCGGCATCCTTGAACTTCGCCACCGCACCCGGCACAAGGGCCGAGCCACTGGCGTTCTTCACAGCGATGCACTCAACGGTGCGGTTGCTGTTGATGGCACCAGTCGTCGGGTTCTCGTCCCGGAACACCTTGCGGGTGCCCACAACGGTCGCACCGTCGCCGTTCTCGGCTTCGTACAACTTGAGCGTAATGCCAAGCGTCTGGCCGCGACCGAATCCGGGATCAGCAGTCAACGTACTCATCTGTCGTCAGTCTCCTAGAAAAGGTCAGGCGAGGGCAGCGAACTTCACAAAGTTGCGGGGCGACTTCATCTTGATGTTGGCGAGGACCGACACCGCGTAGCGATACGCGGATAGCTCCTCGTTAAAATACGGCCCCTCTGCTTCGAGCAACTGGCCGGTCATCACCTTCATCTCCATGTTCCCGATCGACAGGGCATACCCGACGCCGGGAGGACAGCCGTAGTCGCTGGCGACTTCGATGCCGTCCATCTCCACCGTGTCGAAGCCGTACGACTTGAGGCCGTTGGTCTTCGTCACGATGGCACGTTCACGCGAATCCAGCCGATTGAGGAACTGGATGTAGAGGGCCCGGTCGAGGAGGATCATGTCGATCTGATTCTCCTTCGTGTCGTTCCGCTTGGCGTGGTTCACCGCCGTGCGGATCGCCTCGACGCACTGATCCTTCCACGTGGCAGTCGCGCCACCGAAGAACGTGCTCGTGTAGTTGCAGACGAGCGGCGCCCAAAAGTCATACTCCGGATCGACCGGCACTGCGGGCCACGCACCGACGGCGAGCTGCGAGCCAGCGTACTGGCCCAGACCGCACTTGAGGCCAGCGTACTCGTCGTTCGGGAAGCCGAACGGATCGGCAGCGTTGGCCGTACGCTGAGAGCCATTCGCCACGTTCACCGTGCCGTTCACGGAGAACATCGACTCCAGGCCGTGCCACCGGTTCTCGTTGCCAGCGGCATTACCGTCGATGAACACTTCCTTTGCGAGGTGCTCCTCGATGCTCTCCTTGAGCCGGTTCGCCATTTTCCCGGCAACGTCGATGAGTTGGGCCTGACCCCTGTTCTCCAACATCTCCCGCTTGCTGATCTGATCCGTCACGGTATAGCCGCGATAC